AATAAGCAGTGTTTGAACGTCTCCAGAAGTGTCTTTCTGTTGAACATCATAATTATATGTTTGTGCAGTTAAACTATCTGTAAGATTTTTTGGTACATTAATATATAAAATTCCTTGAGAAGCTTCGGTCGGACTAGTAGAAACACTAGGTGTTGCAGTAACTTGCACTACACCTGGATCTGCATCATCTATATTATCTTTTAATGTAAACGTGTAAGAATACCCTGTAATATTAAGCACAGCGTTTTCAGACGTTAAAACAAGTTTTAGCATCCAATCATCACCACGAACTAGAGGCGATAGGTCTCTCTGAGTATACGACATTTAGGTTTTCTTCCGGAGATCTTGTTCCAAGGGTTGAAACTTCAGCGATTATGGAAAAATTATAACAACTCAATAGCCTAATGTCAAGATTTATTTTTTCGATGCTTTTCGTTGTCTGCGAAAGAGAGGAAATTTATAACAAAGCTACCTATTAACTTAAAAATCCTATTCTTACTCTTTCAGTTGTGCCATTAAAAATGCGTATTCTTGGGCTTCCACTATTGTAATCCATAAAAATTCCAGAGCCCGAACCATCCTCTCTAGAAATTTGAAGCTGGGCAGCAGTAATAGAATCCGCAGTAATCTTTCCGCCATTAATTGTGGTAATATTAGAATTTACATCTGCTGCTGCTCCGCCGCCATTTATTTTATCTGCGGGATCAAATTCCGTACTCCCGTCCCCTAAAGCTCCTCCTGCAGTAAAAGTTACTAGACCGCTAAACCCAATTCCTTGATAAACAGTTGAGCCAACAAAATCAACTGCTATTGTTCCTCCGAAACTCGCTTCGGTTACACTATATGGAACATACCAATACTTATTAGTATTTCCGGAGGCGAACGTAGGTGGATTTTGATTCCAGTTTGTGCTTCCAGTTCCTATAACTCCTCCCGATAAGCGTCCGGTTGACCAAGTATACGTAACATTATTCTCTAAGGGAAATGATGGGGCACTAGCTGTACTGGATTGATAGTATATATGTCCAGTTGTAGTCCTAGGCCCTGTAATGCTTACTCCATCCTGCCCATCCGTTCCTTGTATAGTTACAGGTATTTTTGCAGAGATTGAGCCAAAAGAAACGCCTGTGTTGCCTTTTGAATCGGTTCCAGTAACTGCTGCGGTTACAATAGCACTTGCTTTTGCGTTTGCTAAAGATAAATTATTCTGAAACGTAAATGTAGTACCTGAATTATTTCCGGTCGCTACTGCTCCTATTCCGGCGACAACATCATCACTGTAGCTAACTGACGTGATTGTTCCTCCGGAGGCGAAGAGAGATATAGTAGAAGTTCCATCAGGGTCATAAGCGCTTCCGTCATACGCAAAAGATACGGGAGTAGCAGTAAGATTAAGAGCTATTCCATTAGTACCATCCTGTCTTTCTGCGTACACTACTGGAGTAGACCAAGTAGTTGTTGCTGCGGTAGATGTAGGTGCTCCACTAAACAGACCTACAGCTACATATACTTTATCTGTATCTGAACCTAAAGCGGGAGGGGTGAGAGACCAATTGGTAGGAGGAGTTAAAGTATTTGTAGTAAAGTTGTAACTACCTCCACTCGCTCCAGCGTTACTATTCTTTCTAAAGATATATACTTCTGCTACAGAGGTACCTTCGATTTGATAGGGGCCCTGTTTAATTCCATTACTAGCCCATAACGTATCAGTACCGGCTGGAGGATTTGTATCCCAACCACTTGGAGTGCCTGAAGAAGCAGTAGGGGTTGCTGGGCTACTACTACTACGTTTAAATATAATATCTACATCCGCAGAAAAACCGTCAGTTCTTTTAGCATATACTACTGGAGTAGACCAAGTAGTTGTTGCTGCGGTAGCTGTAGGTGCTCCACTAAACAGACCTACAGCTACATAGACTTCGTCGCCATCGGCTGTTAAAGCGGGAGGGGTGAGAGACCAATTGGTAGGAGGAGTTAAAGTATTTGTAGTAAAGTTGTAACTACCTCCACTCGCTCCAGCGTTACTATTCTTTCTAAAGATATATACTTCTGCTACAGAGGTACCTTCGATTTGATAGGGATCCGCAGAAAAACCTTGGTCTCCTTTTCTAGATTTAGATATACTATAAATCGAGGTAATTGTTACATCAGCCGCAGTACCTGCAGTAGCTGCGGGAATAACTGCTTGGTATGTAACATTAGCAATATCAGCACTTAAGGCTGTAATGCTATAAACACCTGTAGTGGCAACTATGGCTGTGGTAATATTAGAAGGTGTTCCGGAAACTGAGAAAGTACAAGAAGTAGTTACATCAGTACCCCCCACAAAAACTTTAAAAGTTCCCCCACTACCAGTAAAAGAGGAAACCGTTCCTGCGTTATCGGCAGAAACAGTATGCGCAGAGTTAGTCAGAAAGCCCATAATCGCATCTGAACCGTCTTGTACAGCATAAATACTAACAGTATCTGTTGCTAAAAGAGTGTCAGGACTAGTGGTAGTATCATATACTTCTACTTGGACTTCTTTTACTCCACCAATGGCAGGTTCATCTGCATCAGCGAGAGTGAAAGTAGACGTAGTTAAATTTTGTTTTTCAACTCCATCCACTAAAAAACGATAGTTTGGGCTTCCTGAAATACTCTGAACAGAAGTAGTAAAAGTAATAGAGTCGCTTTCTGCTCCGGCAGTGCTGTAATTAATTACAAAAGAGGAAGGAGTAAGTTTTACAGCTTTCGCATCATTTCCTATTGATCCGTCCTGTCGAAAAGCGAAGACAGCTGGAGTACTCCATGTAGCTGTTGCTGCGGTTTCTTCCGGACCACCAACAAATAAAGCTATAGATTTATATACCGCGTCACCATTAGTTGCGAGAGAGGGAGGCGTTTGAGACCAGCCAGCGGTAAGCCCTGTAGTAGTTAAAGAGTTAGTAGTAAAGTTATAAGAACCTCCAGTAGGTGGGGTATTATCGTTTACTTTGTAAACAGCAATCTCTGCTACAGCAGTTCCTTCTACTTGGTAAGGAGTTCCCCAGTCAAATAAAGTTTCCCCTACAGCCTTTAAACCTTTGCTAGCCCAAAGCAAGTCTGTGCCTGAAGGAGGATTTGTATACCATTGAGCAGGGCTATTAGGCACTCCTGAAGAATCATCTGGAGTATCTGGAGCGGTTGCACTACGTAAAAAGACAATGTCTGAACTTGCTCCATCTTCGCCTCCAGTTTGTACGTATATGTCTGCTGAGTAAAGACTACCTGACCTACTTATTTCAGCGAGAATAACGTCTTTTGATATATCAGGTACTAATGCTTGTTTAAAACCATAAACTCCGCTTTGGGTGCGTAGAAAAGGAAACTTTACTGTCATAGCAGTATTACTGAAAATGTCTACGATTTCTCTATATTCGGAAGAGGCTACTTCTGTGCCCGCAGCAGATTCAGAAGAAACTTTAATAAAATCACCTACAGAGAAATTCGTTGTGAACGAAGTTCCTGAGCCAGTAATAGTATCAGAACCAAAGAATGTTTCAACTGTACCAGAAATAGCAGTAAGACCATTATTAGAAGCACCCAACTCCTTCACATAAGTAGTTCTAGTGATGTTTGAGTTAGGGTCTTTGGCTGTGTTATCAATATGTAGTTGGATTGCTTTCCAAGGATCTCCACCACTTTCCGCCGAAGAAGCATCATATAATAAATACGCAACTTCCCCATCTGCTAAAGAGACAAAACTCTGTTGATTAAATAAAGGACTACCAATAGTAGAAAAGTAGTCGATACCTGAAGGAGGAGAATAGTTATAAAGAGAATTCCTTAACACTACTACTCCAGTAGAAGAATTTAAAGAAAGAGGGCATGTAATAAATCCACCTTTTGATAGCTTATTAAGCTTACTTACTTGAGGAGGGGCCGTAAATATAGTTCTAGTAACTGAAGTAGTGACAGAATTAGTAGGGGGTTCCGAGTCACTTTTCGTTATAATACCTACTGTATAAGTTCCCGCAGAAACATTATCAATTTCTAGTACGTTACTCGATGCAGGTACAAATACCCTGGCTGTATCGTCCGCATATATAGAATTATTAGTAGTAGTTAAATTATGTACTATCTCATACCCTTTTAAGAATCTATAAGGTCTAGTACTTACTATCCCGTTTGAGTCTGTATAAGATTCTACGGCGGGAGTCCAACTAATTCTGGCTTTCGTAGCAGTACCCGAACCTTCCTCTGAAGAAGAACCCTCAGTTACTAACTCTATAGAAATACTGGCTACAGCAGGAGGAGGGGAATTTCTTCCTGCTTCGGATACATAAGTAGTTGTATAAACAGGAGAGTCTATATCTATCTCATCGAATTTCTCTCTAGTATACTGCGTAGCGGCGATAGAATACTTAAACCCGTCTTCTTCCGTGATACCAGCTATTCTAAATTCTCTAATTTCCGGAGAGTTGACATCGTCTTCTCTGCTAATAGCCCAAATAGTGTCTTGGGCGGGAGCAGTTGAAAAGGCTCCTGAAACAGAAATCGTAGAAGCAGAAGTAGTAGAATTAGTGATTGCTTTTACTTCTACCCTTGAATTTTTATTATACTGTACTAATACAGGATTGCCAGAGTCATCGAGTAAGTTTATTCCTTGTTCTTCAGCTATTAATGGGTTATCATCCTTATCTTCTAGAAGTACCTCTCCTCTGTTATACGTTTGTCCATTTATTACCGCAGACTCTTGCTGTAAGAAAAAGGAAGGCTCTGTAAAAATTAAGTATAAATTACACCCAGTTCCTAGAGTACCAGACCCAGGAAAATCTACGGTTCTATCCAATACTATAGAAGTAGTAGTAGACCCAGTGGATAATCTACCACTAGCTTCAAAGTCTACGGACTGCCTATCCTGTATATTTATAACGTCCCCTGGACGTAAAAATGAAGCATTCATAGACGTTGTAAAACTAACAATTTCTGTTTCTGTAGTATCTGTTGCTAAGTGCCATGCAGCAAGTCTTCTTGCCTGCCCTTCTGAAGTACAACCAAAAGCTACTACGTCTTTGGACACAATCCTACCCTGAGAAATCATGTTGGCAGTGTCATCTACAGTAATTGTTGTTTGAGCATAAAATTGATCAGGGTCTGTCCAAGTTGCATTAACCTGATTAGTTCTTGCTCTTTGTCCCGTGTAGGAATAGTTAAACAATCCATCTTCTACGTTACCTTGAGTAAAAGTATACACAGGTTCTTTCGGTTTATCTTGAATAGCGGTTATTTTTCCGTCAATCCAAAACATCATAGATCTAAAAGTACTCGCAAGGTCTTTTAATACTTTGTAGCTTTCTTCTTGAGAATTTAAATATACATTACAAGCAAATCTAGGTTCTAGTCCTCCTTTCCCGTCAGGAACTACTTCGTCACAATATCTAGCAATTTGATACAAAGAGTAAATATCTATATCACTATCTTGAATAAAGTCTCCAAGACCATATTCTTTATTGGTAAGAATATCATAAAATACCCAAGCAGGATTATTAGTATAAACTAATTCTTGACGGAACCCTCCTGTCCAAGGTTGATAGGCAGATTCTAATACCCCGGTACTAGTGTTTCTAGTATATTCTGCTTGATAAGTACCAAGTTCTTCTCTAGTAAAATAGTTATTCGGAATTCTTATTTTCTTTCCGCGTAAATGGTATGCCCGGCTAGGAGGCTGCGCGAAATCTTCTGCTGCAAAACCTACAACTGCATAAGCAGTTCTCGGAAATGAAAATTTTTCTTCAATAATAGCCTCTACTAGTTTAAGTCTAGCAGAGGAGATAAAACTATTATTAGCGTAAGTATAATCTCTTACATTGTCTGGGCTAATTCTTCTTACTTCTATCTGCCAATCATGTAAAGGCTGTAAATCTTTTAGACTTATAGAAAATTCAGATACAAATGCAGTATTTTGACCCTTCTTCTGTATGAGTGCTCTACCGCTCTCTCCTGAAGGAGTGCCGTTCGAAGTAGTGCTTCCTTGTCCTCGGTATCTAGCATCCTTACTTCGCATGTAGAAATCTTTATACTGATCGAATTTATCGTAGCTGTTGGAGGTTTCACCATCGCCTACATTCCAGAAATGTAGTTGCCCAGACTTTAAAGAATCTATAAACTCAGAGCCACCATAATCATTACCCCACACAAGTCGTTTAGTAAAACTAGCTTGATTAGGAGAAGTTTTGTACTGTAAAATAATTTGGAATTCTGCATGAGCGTACCTAGACTCTCCAGTGCCGCCAATTAATTGTAGGCCAGCAGGAAACTCAATTTGAACTTTTAGTTCGTCAATCTCTTCTTTAGAGTTTTGTCCGAAGGAAAATGCTGAAGACTGTACTATAGTAGCAGAAGCTGTGCCTCCTACCCCGTTACCGTACCAAGTTAAATCTTGATTAGACTCAAGAATATAAGAAGCTGAAGGAATTCCGTATAACTCATTATAGGGGAGTTGATTTAAACTACCCCGCTTTAAATGAGCAAAAGAATTTTTATAAGTTAAGTTACCTGTTCCTGTAGTCGTAGAAACTATTGAATACGAAAGTATTGCGGTAGCGTTAGTGACATTAGTCTCTACAGCCGAGTCAAGAGTCGCGGAATTTTCATCTGTTATAGAGGAGAGTCTAGAGACTTCATCTATAGAAACGGCTGTTCCTGAATTAACAGTTGGTTCTATTGAAGGGTAGATAGAGGCTTTTTCTTCATTGGTGCCGAAAAAAGAAGTAATAACACCTCTATACTCTTCACCGTCGGGACCTGCTCCAGGTATCCTAATAGTGTATTTTACATTATCATTTATATTTGCAGGGCTTAAATTTTGAAAATCTT